CTCTGTCCTCACGGACGTGGACCGCTGGGAGACAACGGAGAAGGGGGAGAGCCTCGCGCACGGCAAGGTCGACGACTGGGACCGCCTCGCCTACAACTGCACCGACAGCGCCGTGAACGCGCGCATCGTGGTGCCGCTGTTCGACGCAGCCGAGGAGGCAGGCGCCTTCCGTGACCTCCCCGAGGCGCTGCGGCCGAAGGGCTGGGAGCACCGGCGCTGGGACCTGCATGAGCTGGACCACGCGACGCAGGACATGTGCGTCAACCTGCACAAGATCGGCGTGTACGTCGACCAGGAAGCGCGGTTCAAGATGGAGATAGAGACGCGCGCGTCGGTGGCAAAGCGCGAGAAGCGGCTGTCCGAACTCGCCCACGCCGTGGGCCTCGCGCGGCTGGACCTCAAGAGCGCGGGAGCGAACGACGAGGCGGACGACACCATCGGCATCAAGCCAGGCAGCGCTGACCAGATCCGCGACCTGCTCTACGAGACGTGGAAGCTGGGCATCCCGCCGAGCATGGAGGCGCGCGACTTCTATACGGCGTCAGGGATGCCGGGCACCGGCGACAAGGTGCTCCGCGGCCATCTGGCAGGCGGCCGCCTCTCGCAGGAGCAGGAGGCGTTCATCCGCGAACTGCGCCTGTACCGGCGCGAGAAGAACAAGATCCTCGGCACCGTGCTCCTGCCGCTGAACCTCACGTCGATGGACCCGCAGAAGGGCGTCATCTGGCACTCGGACGGGCGCGTCCGCTCGACGTGGAACGCCCACGTCACGGCACCGGGGCGGCTGTCCTCGTCGGGGCCGAACCTTCAGAACATCGGCAGCCGCAAGGGGCAAGGCAAGCTCAAGACCCTGTTCGCAGCGGAGCGTGGGCATCTCCTCGTGGGGGCTGACCTCGACCAAGCGCACCTCCGAATCATCGCGAACTACTGGAAGATCCCGACGTTGATCGAGGGCTTTGTCGAAGGAAAAGATCCGCACAACGCCTTGGCGCTGGCGCTGTTTGGTGATAAGTTCAAGGCAGCAGATGGGTGGGGCCCGGACGGGTTCAGCATCCAGCGCAAGCCCGGTAGTGGCATGGCGAAGGCCATGCGAGACATCTCGAAGACGTTCCGGTACGCGGCTGCGTATGCCGCCGACCCGACGACCATCTGGCAGGTGCTCACGTCAACGGAGTCCGACAGCGGCGAACTGCCGTATCTCGGCATGACGACGAAGGAAGTGCGCCACTTCCACGAGACGTGGCTGAAGACGGAGCCGGAGTGGCTGTCGGCGTGGGACGCGATGCAGTCCATCTACCGGCACCAGAACTACATGGAAGAGCCGGTCATGGGACGGCGCTCTGGCGGCCTCACGGAAGGCAAGAAGCAGGAGGTCGTGAACTTCCCCATCCTCGCTGCTGAAGCAAGCTGCATGCGCCTCGCGGAGCAGGCGCTGCTGCAACGGTTCCCGTGGGACTTCCACAAGCGGACGGGCCTCATCCACCAGTGCCACGACTCCATCGCCGTGGAGATCGAGGCGCCGCCTGGGCTGGCCGACTGGAAGCCCAAGAAGGGCGAGGCGCTGCCGCCCGAGCTGGAAGCGTACCGCCGCGAGGTCGAGGAGTGCATGACCGTCCGCATCCCTGGGTGGGACGTGCCGCTGACCGCTGAGGCGAGCGTCGGTAGAAATCTCAAGGAAGCATAGTTGACGCTCCGGTAAGGTGCAGTTACTCTGACTGCGCCTTCTGGAGAAGACATGAAAGCAGACATCATCGACATCGGGCATTGGATGCTCGACCTCCTCGCCGCCGTCGCCCGCAAGATCGGGAGGTGGCCGTGACCCTGGAACAGCTTGAGTCGCTGGAGGACCGCGTCAAGGCGCGGAACCGCACCGACGCGCTCGTCCGCAAGCGCACCGTGACCGTGGAGACAGATGACTTCGAGGCGCTGGTGCGCGAGCTGCGGAAGCGGCTGCGTCTGGCAGGAGCAGCGCATGACCGTCGTTGACCCGCGCATCGCCAAGAAGGCGCAGGCCCTCGCCACTGCTGCTCGACCTCATGAACGACGGCAAGATCATCTACCAAGAGAAGAAGCTGCCGCGCCGCAAGGTGGCCGTCATGTGGCGCGCGACGGAGTCGACATGAAGTGCCGCTGGTTTCTGGCGCACGCCAAGCAGACCCCCGACGACATCATCGACGCGTGGGCCGAGGCTCTTCGCGCGCAGCTCACGGGCGCGGACGTCGAGGCAGAGGTCACGCCTGGCCGCGACGACTACCTGTCCCGCAGCCGCGCGATGGGCGGCTGGAACACCTGGGTCAAGGACGTCCCCGTCGCGGAAGACTGGTCCGGCAGCGCGCTGTTCCATGGGATCGTGGTGCCCTGCGACATGGATCGACCGACCGTCGGGCGGGCAACGCAGGCGCTCATCGAAGGGTTCATCACGCGAGGCAAGTACGCCTACGCGTGGGACATCAACAACCAGACGCTGCGCCGCATCCACGACGTGGCAGACACCATGCAGGACTCGTGGATCGATGCCGCTGTCCTGCTCCTGGAGGAAGCATGAAGAGCTACGAACACTGCAACGCGGCCACGCAGTACGGTGCAGGCCCGCCGTGCCACAACGACTACAAGACGTGCCGCTGGCACAAGGGCTGGCGCGAGATGCACGCGACACTCTCTACCGCAGTCCCGGCTCGTCCCGAACCTAACACGGTCAACCATCCGGCGCACTACAACGTCGGAAAAATCGAAGCCATCACGGTTATCGAGGACTGGAACTTAGGCTTTAACCTCGGTAACTGCCTGAAGTACGTCGCAAGAGCAGACCACAAGGGCAACGCCGTCGAAGACCTGAAGAAGGCGCTCTGGTATCTCCAGCGCGAGCTGGCTCGGAGGGAAGGATGATTGACCTGGACGCTATCAAGGGCCGCGCTAACAGCGCCTACCTGCTCGACCGTGACGACGGCGATGCGCTGGAGCGCGCGATGGGTGACGTGAAAACGCTGCTCGCGGAGGTGGAGCGGTTGCGGCATGACGTGGCCGACCTCCAGCTTCAGCGCGAGGAGAACATCATCGACAACATGCACGCCTTTCAAGAGGGCGGGCACAAGGAACGCGCCGCCGTGGTGGCGTTGTTGCGGGAGAGTCAGCGTATGTATCAGATGCATCGCTCTCCCGGCGTAGAGTCCTTAGTCCGCAACCTCGCCGACATCATCGAGCGCGGCGAGCACCGCCGCGAGGAGGAGCCGTGAGACTGAACGAAGTGGGCGAGCGCCCGCCGGGAGTGCTCCGCACCTACTACAACGTCGCCTATGGGGAAACGCGCGTCTACCTCGACGGTGAACTCGTCGGAACCATCCCCGACCGACTGCTGCGGGACATGCAACGCGACGGGCTTGTGTTCGACTGGGATGCGTGGCGGGTCGCGAAACTTACTGACGGCGAGCACCGCCGCGAGGAGAAGTGATGTGCATCAAGCAGACGCTCGTTGAGCGCGTTCACGATGACCGGGCAAGGGGATGGGGTGGCGGCACGATTTCCTGGGATCGTGACATCGTGCCTCTAGTAGACGCGCACGACGCGCTCGTCGCAGAGGTCGAGCACCTACGTGGAGAGCGCGCCGCCGTGGTGGCGTGGCTGCGCGGTGGTGCGGGTCTTGGCGGAGGCGAACCTGCCGAAGAATGGGACGACGTGTGGGTTGCCGCCAGAGATATCGAGCGCGGCGAGCACCGCCGAGGGGAGGAGCGATGACCGACGAAGAAGCTGACGCGCTGGGTGCCCGACTGGCGGCGTGCCCGAAGTTCCGCCCGCTTCCGGGCCTGCGGGACATGCAGGGGCGGACGTGGGAGCAGTCCCTGCTGTGGCGCTGGACTCCGTCTATCGACCGGCCCGACCTCCGCGAGCCCGCCACGAAGGGCATCGTGCTTGCGCTGGTGCGGGAGGCGTGGGGCGACCCGCACGCGAGCGTATGGTACGACAGCGAGTACTGGCAATCCGGCAACCGCTGGTCGTGGCACGCCAAGGAACACTCCCTCTGCGACTACGACACCGAAGCCGAAGCCCTCGTCGCCGCTTTAGAAGCATCCCCCACCGAGTAATGCATCGTGCTACACTGTGCGTGGAGGTCACGATGTGGAAAATGATTCCTGAAACAGGCAACCGGTACGAGGCGAGCGAAGATGGCGAGATTCGAAACGTCGTGCTGCCCGTAACTATCGTTCGCGGAAACTCGTCGTGGACGCGCATGACGACGGGTAAGGTGCTGAAAGTGCATCGGCTCCGCCGGAAGCCGTCTGCGCCGGAGTACGAGTTCGTGTGGTTGCGGGTGGGAGGTAAGAGCAAGCGCCGCGCGGTTCACGCGCTTGTTTTGGATGCCTTCGCCGGGCCGCGCAAGGAGTGGGAGCAATGCCGGCACCTCGATGGAAACAGCTTGAACAACAAACTTAGCAACCTGTGCTGGGGCACGCCGGAGGAAAACCGTGCAGACATCCGGAGGCATGGGCGTACTGCTGAGGGGGAGCGCAACGGCAACACGACCATTTCTCTCGCGGAGGTTCTCGCTCTTCGGGTCATGTGCGCGAAGGGCATGAGCACGTACCAACTGTCCACGTGGTTTGGCGTTAGCCCATCGACCATCGGGAAGATCGTCAACGGTGAGTCGTGGCCTAACCTCGTCGCGGCGCTGGAGGCGGCGCCGTGAGCCACCCACACGCGAACCTCCCGCACCACATCTACGTCAACGTGGACAACCGCTTCCTCGGCCCCGACATGCCCGTGGGCGTGACGGCCGGCATCTGGCACGGGGTCTACGCGCGCGAGAGCCAGGTGCTGATGTGCCATGTGCTGCTGGAGTCGGGAGCGAACTGGAGCGGCCTCCCGCTGCACGCGCTGTCGTTCACGCAGGACTTCCGCTTTCCTGCCGAGAAGCTCATGCCGTGGGGCGCGCTGGGAACGGAGACGGTGGTCTGGTCCTCGCGCTACCTACACGGCCTTGCGTGCGACGTGCGCGCTCCGATGGAGGCAGCAGGGCGCCACACGGGCCTCGTCGTGGACTGGGCGGACGGCTTCTCTCGCTACCCACAGGAGCACAAGCCGCTGAACCTCGTCATGCTGGACGCGGGGCAGTTCGCCCTGCTGC